GATCGCTTCTGTCCAAAACCCGTTTACTGACCGGAACATGCCGTATGAGCAGCCATTCCAACCAGGTGCGGGAGATGCGGAAGCGGTCCCTATTTTTGTGGTATTAAGCAAGAAAGTCAGGAGGTGCAAGCAATGGAAACATACCGCAAAGAGGACATCCGCCGGGGCGATATTTACTATGCTGACCTTAGCCCGGTGGTCGGCTCTGAACAGGGCGGAATACGTCCTGTGGTCATTCTCCAGAACAATGTGGGCAACCGGCACAGTCCCACAGTGATCGCCGCCGCGATCACCAGCCGGAAAGGTAAGCATAAACTTCCTACCCATGTAAACCTGGATGCTCCAGTTCCAGGTCTTTACCGCGACTCTATCATCCTGCTGGAGCAGCTTCGCACCATTGATAAAAGCAGATTGAGAGGTAAGGTCGGTTCTCTTGGAGAAGACCAAATGTGCAAGCTTGATCATGCGCTGGAAGTCAGCGTGGGACTTCTCCCACTGTATAATACCATCTGATTTTACCCGCACTCAGGATACTGCCATTTAAAGAGAAACATACAATCGGGGCCGTTCATCGGCTCCGGTGGGCGGCCCCTCCATAACAGGAGGGTGCTTTTATGACTAAGACAGAACTTCAAGATAACCTTGTGTTTCTTTCAGCGCTGAAGCTGCTGGAGCAGCTCACCGAAAAGGGCCTGCTGACAGTGGATGAGGCGGAGAAGTCCCGCATTGAACTGGAGCGCAAGCTCCGGCCCACTCTGCTGTTCGCCTGAACAGGCTCTATGCGAGAATAGCTGATTGCCCAGTTTTTCCACTTCTTTTTCGTTGGTGTTGGTAATGGCTATTGCGGAAGGACTGTGGTAGTGTGTGTTGCTGAAAGGAGGTCAAAAAAGATATGACGGAAACAAACATAAGTACAGCAAGAGTTCCGCAGGTCACAGTAATCGACCCCAGAATCCCCGAAAAAGCAAAGCTGAGGGTAGCGGCCTACGCCAGAGTGAGCAGTGACTCCGAAGATCAGGTCAACTCCTACATCGCCCAGGTAGACTTCTACTCCAAGTACATCGCCGGTAAAGAGGAGTGGGAGATGGTAGACATCTATGCCGATGAAGGTATCTCCGGGCTGGAAGCCAGGAATCGGGATGATTTCAACCGGATGATGACAGACTGCCGGGAGGGAAAGATCGACCGGGTCCTCTGCAAATCTATCTCGCGCTTTGCACGCAACACACAGGAGTACATCCAGTTCGTGCGGGAACTGCTCCGGCTGGGTATTTCGATCCACTTTGAAAAGGAGAACATCGATACCGGGAAGATGACCTCGGAGCAGGTTGCCCAAATCTATGGGGCTTTCGCCCAGATGGAATCCACCAACCATTCCAGTAATATGCGCTTCAGCGTTCGTATGCGGATGGAAAAGGGATTGTTTGTCCCATCCTCCGTCCCCTATGGCTACCGGCTGGCAGGGAGGGATCTGGAGATCATACCGGAGGAGGCCGAGGTGGTCCGCCGCATCTTCTCCGCTTATCTGAGCGGCCAGGGAAAGGATGATATCGCCAGGGAGCTGAACCAGCTCGGGGTAGATCGAGGCCGAAACCGTGAGAAGTGGCATCCCAGTACGGTGGCCTACATCCTGACCAATATCTCCTACACCGGAGATATGATCTGGCAAAAAAGCTGCGCCACAGATACGATTCCATTCCGGCAGGTTCGAAACCTTGGCCAGAAGCCCCGCTACTTTGTGGAGCACAGCCACCCGGCCATCGTAAGCTGTGCGGATTTTCAGAGGGTACAGGAACTGATGTCCTCCCGCAAGGGGCAGTTCCATGGGACGCACCGTATAAGTAAGGGCAGCCTCTATGATAAACACATCTACTGCGGGGGATGCGGCTCTCTCTGCCGCAAAAAAATCACAGTGGGAAAGACTTACTGGGTCTGCCGCCGCCACGATGGAAACAAAGCAGACTGCCCTACCCCGCAGATTCCAGAACCAGAAATTACGGCGGCTGTCCTGCGGCTCTACCACAAGCTGAAACTTGGTCAGGAAACCGTCCTGCGGCCTGTCCTCAGCCAACTGCAGGAGCTTAGGGAACGGGAACTCCGCTCCAATCGCAAGATCAGTGATATTGACAATGAAATAGCCCGTATCTCAGAGCAGAATCTCGTCCTTGTTCGGCTGAAGTCGAAAGGGTATGTGGATTCTGCTCTTTATTTATCCCAGATGGATGAGATCGACCGTAAGCTGCGGGAGCTCAGGAAGCTGCGACGCCGTCTTCTGGAGGCAGCCGGTGAAGACCGGCAGATCCATGACACAGAGCGAATGATGGAGTATCTGGAGGATGGTCCGGAATGGCTGGATGAGGTTCCCGCGGAACTGTTTGGGGAACTGATTGAGCGGATCATCATTATCAGCCCGGAACGGCTGAAGTTCCGCCTGCTGAATGGGATGGAACTGGCAGAAAACATAGAGAGGACGGTGCGATAAATGGCGTGGCAAAGAAAAATTCCTTTCGGCTATCAGGTCCGGAACGGCAGGATCAACTGCCATCCGGAGGAAGCAGAGCTTGTAAGGGCTATCTTCTCCCGCTATCTGCTGGGCGGCTCCTACAGTCAGATCGCTGACGAGATGACCCAGCAAGGTGTGCGCTATCATCAACATAATGCCCAGTGGAACAAACACATGGTCAAGCGGATTTTGGAGAATGAACGGTATCTCGGGATGGATGGCTATCCCCAGCTGGTGACAGATGAGGAATTTCTCGCTGTCCGCCTGCGGCGGGGAGAACAGAACACCTACGCTCCATGCCCAAGCGAGATCATCCCTATACGGGACAAGGCGGTCTGCGCCCTCTGTGGAGAAAAGATGGCACGGGATACCAAATCCCATGGCCGCCCACGCTGGCGGTGTAAAAATCCAGAGTGCGGCGGCAGTGTATATCTTGATGACAGCATCATTTTGGAACGAGTGGTGCAGAAGCTCAAAGTGCTGGCTCATTCTCCTGCGTGTATCCAGCTTCCTAAAGCCGCCCCTGCCTCAACAGATGCCCTTCGCATCGAAAATGAACTGGCCCTCTGCTTTAACCGGGCCGATATCAACCCGGAATATATGAAAACACTGATCATGGCCGCCGCTGCCGAGCGGTATGCCGGCCTGAACGATCCAACGCCGGCCCACAGGCTGGCACTGCTGCGGCAGAAGCTGGAGCTGGAACCGGAGAACGAAGAAACCCTGTGGGAACTTTTTGAGTCGGCAGTAACCCATGTGTGCATCGGCAAAGGCGGAGAGATCAGCCTATCCCAAAAAGATCAAAAGGAGTGTGCCTCATGAACATACAGAAAACCGCCCCCACCCCCAAACTGGTCACTATGATTCCGGCTGACCCTCAGATGACAGAACGGGATCTTCGAAAAAAGCACCTGCGAGTTGCGCCTTACTGCCGGGTATCCACTGACAAGGAGGAGCAGCTCTCCAGCTATGAGGCCCAGATCGAATACTACACGGAAAAAATCGACGCCAATCCGGATTGGACAATGGTCCGCCTCTATGCGGATGAGGGCATCACCGGCACCTCGGCCAAAAAGCGCAAAGATTTCCTCCAAATGATCCGGGACTGTGAGCGTGGAAAAATCGACCTGGTCATCACCAAATCGGTGTCCCGGTTCTGCCGAAACACACTGGATGGCCTGAACTATGTCCGCCGCCTGAAACGGCACGGCGTGGGAGTCTACTTTGAGAAAGAGAATGTGAACACCCTCTTCATGGACAACGAGATGATCCTCACCTTTATGATGAGCCAGGCCCAGGCAGAAAGCGAATCCCTCAGCGGCAATGTGAGGTGGGGCCACCGGAAGAACTTCAAGGATGGAAAAGTCTATTACCACTGCAAGACCTTCCTCGGCTACCGCTGGGGTGCGGATGGCCAGCCGGAGATCGACCCGGAGCAGGCTGCCATTGTCCGGCGCATCTTCTCCCGGTTTCTGCTGGGACACAGCGTCCGGCAGATCACCACCGACCTGATGGCGGATGGAATCAAAACAGCCACAGGGAAAACAGTATGGCATGACAGCGTGGTTCAAAAAATGCTGTGCAATGAAAAATACATCGGTGACGCTCTCCTACAAAAAACCTACATCGCGGACCTGTTCACCAGAGAAAAGCGGGTGAATAACGGCGAACTGCCCAAATACTATGTCCATGACTGCCACCCGGCCATCATTGATCGGGAAACCTTCCAAAAGGTACAGGAGGAGATTGCCCGTCGGTCCAGTCTCAAGAAAACATCCTCCAAGGCGAAGACGCAGCTTGGGAAATACTGCGGAAAGTATGTGCTCAGCGAGTTGCTGGTCTGCGGAGAATGCGGCAGCCCTTATCGCCGGGTGATCTGGACGCAGAAAGGGGTCAAACGGGTCGTCTGGCGGTGCCAGAACCGGCTGGAGCATGGCAGGAAGATCTGTAAGCAGTCTCCCACTCTGGATGAGGGCAACATCCACGACGCCGTCATCTCCGCCATGAATGAACTGTTCCGGATGCAGGCAGCCAAGGACGCGGTGAAAGCCGGTATTGCGGCAGTCCTTGCCGGAGAAGAACAGACGATGAGCCTGCCTGCCGTGGAGTTTCAGATCCGGAACCTGCAGGAACGCCAGCTGGAGCTGTTCCAGCTGATCGTCAGTGCCGGCGCTGACTGTACCGACTATGATGAGGAGCTTCAACAGGTCAACATGGCCAAGACAAGGCTCATGGCCCAAAAAGCGGAGCTGGAAAAGGAACAGCGAGGCGCGGCGGCCTTCGAGAGCAGGCTGGCAGAACTTGACATGGCATTGGAGCAGGCCAGCGGTACCCTTACGGATTTTGATGAACTCACTGTCCGTCAGCTGGTCAGCAACATCAAGGTGTTGGACAAGGATAGCCTGCTCATCTGCTTCAAGGACGGCACAGAAATTACTCAGGCCATGCAAAGGAGGCAGACCGCATGATCTATATCACCGGTGACACCCACGGCGGCTTCCAGCGGTTCGGAAGCAAATACTTCCCCCAGCAAACGCAGATGGGCCGAAATGACTACATGATCATCTGTGGCGATTTCGGAGGGCTGTGGGACGGCGGCCAGAAAGACCAGCATTGGCTGGACTGGCTGGATGAGAAATCCTTCACCACCTTGTTTGTGGATGGAAACCATGAAAACTTTGATCTGCTGAACGCCCTGCCGGAAAAAGAATGGCACGGCGGCAGAGTACATGAGGTGAGGGAAAATATCCTCCACCTGATGAGGGGCCAGATATTCACCTTCAGCGGTCTCACATGGTTCACGATGGGAGGAGCCTCCTCCCACGACATTCAGGATGGCGTCCTTGATCCGGAGGACCCCGACTTCGAACAAAAGTATTGGCTGCTGCGCCGAATGCGGGGAATGTTCCGGGTCAAAGGACGCTCCTGGTGGGCGGAAGAAATGCCAAATGCCCGTGAATATGCAGAGGCACTGAGAAATCTGGAGCAGGTAAACTGGAAGGTAGACTGCATCCTGTCCCACTGCGGTCCCAGCAGTGCCGTGCGGAAAATCGACCCCTCCTATGGAAGTGACCAGCTCACCGATTTTCTGGAAACGGTCAATCAGCGGTGCCAGTTTACATACTGGTTCTTCGGGCATTACCACGACAACCGGATCATCGATGACAGATATATCCTCCAGTGGGAGCAGATTTCCGGATTAGAAATTTGAGTAAACGAGAAAATCATAACAGTGCCGCACAGAAATTGCTCTGTGCGGCACTGCTCACAACAATATAACCCCTTATAACCCCTTGAATGCATAAGGGAAATGGGGTATAATAGATTTAACAGAATGGAGGTGCGGTATGAAAGAAAAGATTCAGGAACTGGAGCGGCAGATCGCCGCCCTTCCCATCGGCTATATTTCCAAGAAGACGATCAACGGAAAGACACGCTACTATCATCAGTGGACAGAAAATGGGAAGAAGCACAGCCAATATCTGCGGGATGGCGAACTGGAGCCGCTGCAGGAGCAAATAGAGCAGCGCAAAGTATTGCAGGCACAACTGAAAGAACTGCAAGCCAAGATGCCAAAAGTGCGCCAGCCAAAGCTGGACTTTGAAACCAGTGTAATTGTTGGTAAAGGATTGGACGCCATGTCGCAGGGCGTAAAGGGCTGGGGCCTCCGTGACTGCTTCTGGCAATTGGAGGATTATCTCTACAGCAATGAAAGCGACAGGGTCTGCCTGGTTTTTGGCCTGCGCAGGACCGGAAAGACTACCATGCTCCGGCAGGCCATCGCCCGAATGAGCAGAGAGGATCTCAGCCGCACGGTCTATATCAAAGCCCGCAGAAGCGATACCATGGCCATGATGAACCGGGATCTGAAAAAACTGTTCGATGCGGGCTTCCGCTACGTATTCATTGATGAGGTCACCCTGATGCGGGATTTCATCGATTCTGCGGCTCTCTTCTCCGATGTGTTTGCAGCGATGGGAATGAAGATCATCCTCTCCGGTACGGACTCCCTCGGTTTTTGGCTGGCGATGGATCAGGAACTCTATGACCGGGCAAAGCCCATCCACACCACCTTCATCCCATATCGGGAATACAGCCGCCTGCTGGGGATCGACAGCATTGATGAATATATCCGCTATGGCGGGACGCTGCGGGCCGGTGAGCTTGCCTTTGACGATGAAGATGTCAACGCCCAGGACGCCTCCTTCCGGGATGATGAGTCCACACGGCGATACATCGATACAGCGATCTGCAAAAACATTCAGCATTCCTTGGCCTGCTATGAGGCAGGCGGGCATTTCCGCCACCTGTACTCTCTGTATGAGGCCGGTGAGCTGACCAGCGCCATCAACCGGATCATCGAGGACATGAACCACCGGTTCCTGATCTCAGTTCTGACTGATGATTTCCAATCTCACGATCTACGGCTGACCGCCTCGAATCTTCGGAAAGAGCGTGACCCCGAAAAGCGTACCGAGATACTGGACAACATTGACACAGAAGCGGTCACCCAGCGCCTGATGGAGCTGCTGGATATCCGCAACAAAGAGGAACAGTCCATCGGTATCACAGATACCCATATCCGGGAGATCAAAGAGTATCTCTCCGCATTGGAACTGATCGTAAACTGTCCCATTGAAACCGCTGACCCAGGAGCAAAATCTGTGGAACACATCCTATTTACCCAGCCGGGGATGCGATACTGCCAGGCACAGGCCCTTGTCCACTCGCTGATGAAGGACGAGACCTTTTCAGCTCTCAGCGAATTGGAGAAGACCCAGACTGCGGGCAGGATCCTCGAAGAAGTACGGGGCCGGATGCTCGAGGATATCGTCCTGCTGGAAACCATGAAGTCGGCTGACAGAGAACACCGGGTGTTCAAGCTGCAGTTTGCGGTCGGCGAGTTTGACATGGTGATTTATAATGAGAAGGAAAACTGCTGCGAGATTTTCGAGATCAAGCACAGTGGCAAACAGGTCCCAGCACAATACCGGCATCTGCTCGATCAGGAAAAATGCGATAAGACCGAACAGCGGTTTGGCCCGATCCGGGGGCGATATGTCCTGTACCGCGGAGAGGATGTCACATTGGAAAATGGAGTGCATTACCGGAATGTGGAACGCTATCTGAACGATCTGCCTGAGTTGAATATTGCCCCAGCACAGGAAGCTGGCATTGAGCAGACCGGCCCTGTTTTATAAGCTGCGGTGCCTTCTGCACCAAAAACAAAAATATCGATTTTAACCGTCCTTTGCATGGCGAGTGTTCTTACAGCATTTGAAAAGCTGTGAGGACACTCGCTTTTTTTCTGCTCAAACAGCAGGTCTGTCGTCTGTCGTGTAGCTCACGAACACGCCTTTTCTGGTGTTGACGGTGACGGCCGGGATGGGCAGTGCCGGTTCGTTGGGAATGTTCATTTCCCCCACGCAGTTGTAGTGAATGCGAAGCCGCTGTACCCATTCGCCGTCGATCTTCTCGGCGTTGTAGACCTCGATTTTCTCCACCAGTTCGTTGAGCATCCGCGGCGTGAGCTTTCTGGCGCGGGTGTATTTGCGGACGATGGACACGAACATATCCGTTGAGGTTGCGCGGCTGCTCTGCTTCTCGATCTCGGAACGGAGCTTTTTTATTTTCTCCGAAAGCTCCTTCTGTTCCTCCTCATAGCGGCGGGACATCTTCGCAAAGCGGTCGTCGCTGAGCTTGCCGGAAACATTGTCCTCATAGATGCGCTCGAACAGGCCGTCCAGTTCATCGTCGCGGGCAAGGAGTGATTTCAGCTCCTTCTCCTTCAGTCTGCGCTCCGTTTCCTCCGCCTGCCGGGAGTGACCGATCACTTCCTTGAGAAAATCGTCCTCGTAAAGGCCGGCATACTTCGTCAGACGACGGATTTCGCCGAGAACGACCTGCTCCAGAAAGTCCACTCTGACATAGTGCGTGGAGCCGCAGGTGCCGCGATTGCCCTTGTAGTTGGAGCAGTTGAAATACTTGATCTCCGGGTTTCCCTGATTGAAATGAAAATGAAGGTTGCTCCCGCAGTCGGCGCAGACCAGAAGCCCGGAAAACATGCTCCTTTCGCCGTCCTTCGCTTGACGCTTTCTCATCTTGCCGCGCTTTTGCTGCACCTGTTCAAAGACGGCTCGCTCAATGATCGGCTCATGCACATCCTTGAAAATCGCCCAGTTCTCACGGTCATTCTCCAGTCGCTTCTTGTTCTTGTATGACTTGGAATAGGTCTTGAAGTTGAGAATGTCCCCGCAATACTCCTGCACGGAAAGCATCTTTATGACGCTGGAGCTGTTCCAATGGGTGGGCGGCAGATCCTTGACCTTGCCTGGGCGATTGATTCCCTTGGAGTGCCAGTAAGCGCGCGGGGTCAGGATACCGTCCTCTTCAAGCTTCGCGGCAATCTGCTCCGTTCCGACCCCTTCCAGCGTCATGCGGTAAATCCGCCGCACGACCCGCGCCGCTTCCTCGTCCACGATCCAGCGTTTGGGGTTCTCGGGGTCTTTGATGTACCCGTAAGGAGGCTGCCCCATGGGTTCACCGGCATTGCCCTTGATCTTGTTGCTGATGCGCCGCTTCTTGCTGATGTCGCGCGCATACCATTCGTTGAAAAGATTGCGGATGGGAGCCAACTCGTTTTCACCTTCGTCGGTGTCGATGTTGTCCGAAACAGCGACCAGCCGAATGTCGTGATTGGGGAAGAACTCCTCGGTCAGTCTGCCGACCTCGATGTAATTACGCCCCAGGCGACTGAGGTCTTTTACAAACACGGCCGCCGCTTTTCCCTGCTCCAGCTGCTGAATCATATCGGCAAAGCCGGGACGATCCATCGTAACACCGGAGATGCCGTCGTCAAAAAAATGAACCAGGTTCGTGTAGCCTTTTTCCTTTGCTACCTTGGTGAGCAGTTTTTTCTGATTCCCTATGCTGTAGCTCTCGCCGTCCATGTTATCGTCACGGGAAAGCCTCTCATACAGAAAGGCGGTCACGTCACGGGATTTTTTGTTGTTATTCGACTGTTTCATGCAGTCCTCCTTTCCGGGCAGCCGAACAGCAACACTTGTATTCCACAACAAGTATATCACTGTCTCGCCTTGTTGTCATGTATGCGGCGGAGATATGCCCCGCCGCCTGGGACTACGCCCCAGCAGATTCCGATTTCATCAGGCGCAGAAGGACGCAGCCCAATGTGTTCTGCGTCTCCTCCTTGAACACCGGTTCAACAATAAACGACCTGTTGCCGAAGCGATAGGTCGTTTTCTCGTTCAGATCATGTTTTGCTTTTTCGCCGGGTTTTGTCCGATTTTCCTGCATGGATTACCTCCTTAGCTCTCACTTGTTCCTGTCTCTGAAGCAATTCGCTCTCTTGTTTTCTGTGCTGCAATCAAGTGGTCATTTTGACCACTTGATTCTGGCAGATTGCTTTTCCGATCTCCTCCATGTGTTTGTTTCTCTGCATCGTAACGCTGCCCGATCAGATATTTCTTCTGCTGCGGCGTAAGATTTCGCCGTCCGAGCTGGTTCTTGCAAATCCAGGAAAGGGCCTCGTAGCGGTTGCTGAACTGCTTTTCATGGGTACGGAACCCGATGCCCGGATGCGCCTGCGCGATGCGGTAGCGGTTGTGACCGTCTACAATCGTATCGTTCCAGACGATGAGGGGCATGAGCACCAGCCCTTCCTCAAGGATGTTTTCTTCCAGCTGGGAAAGCTCGTCCTCGGTCAGCGGCGGGCATTTCGCCTCGAACTCCGGGTCGATGGTCAGT